GTGAACAGTCTCGATTTTGATCGCAAGCCGGAAGATACGCGCGTCGTCGTTGCCATGTCGGGCGGCGTCGACAGTTCGGTGGTGGCCGGGATACTGAAACGCGAGGGCTACGATGTTCTCGGCATAACCCTGCAACTCTATGATCATGGCGCTGCCGTGCACCGCGCCGGTTCCTGCTGCGCCGGCCAGGACATCGACGATGCGCGCCGCGTCTGCGAAACGCTCGGCATCCCGCATTACGTTCTCGACTACGAAAAGCGCTTTCGCGAAACGGTGATCAATCCTTTCGCCGAGAGCTACATCGCCGGCGAAACGCCGATCCCCTGTGTCGCCTGCAACCAGACCGTCAAGTTCGCCGACCTCCTGGCCACCGCCAAGGAGCTTGGCGCAGATGCGCTCGCCACCGGCCACTACATCCGCTCGCGCGCCAACCCGACGCCGGATGCGCCGCAGCACCGGTCGCTCTACCGCCCCGTCGATGCGGAACGCGACCAGAGCTACTTCCTCTTCGCGACCACCCAGGAGCAGATCGACTACCTGCGCTTTCCGCTCGGCCATCTCTCGAAGGCCGAAACCCGGGCGCTCGCCGAAGATATGGGCCTCGTCGTCGCCAAGAAGGCCGACAGCCAGGACATCTGTTTCGTGCCGCAGGGCAAATATACCGACATCGTCAACAAGCTGAAGCCGAATGCGGCGCTGGCCGGCGAGATCGTGCATATCGACGGCCGCGTGCTCGGCCGCCACGACGGCATTTTGCATTATACGATCGGCCAGCGTCGCGGCATCGGCATTGCGACCGGCGACCCGCTCTATGTCGTCTATCTCGACGCGCGCTCGCGCCGCGTCATCGTCGGCCCCAAGGAGGCGCTGGAAACACGCCGCCTCTATCTGCGTGACATCAACTGGCTCGGCGACGACGCCCTCGAGGCTGTGGTCGCCAATGGGTTCGATTGCTACGCCAAGGTGCGCTCCACCCGCCCACCGCGCCCCGCGCGCCTTGAGGCCAACGAGAGCGGCATCTATGTCGAGCTTGCGGAAGGCGAAGCGGGCGTCGCGCCCGGCCAGGCCTGCGCCCTCTATTCCGGCGAAGGCGAGGACGCCCGCATCTACGGCGGCGGTTTCATCCTGCGCTCGGAGCGGGAAGCGGCGGCCGAGGATGCCCTCAAGCGCATTCTGTCGACCCCGGTCGCGGCCTGAAACGCCTTGTCCGCCAAAGCCTTTGCGGACAAAGCAATTTTTCTCAGAACCTCGCTTGACACCCGCGGGAACAGCACCTTATAAGCCGGCCACCGGACGGAAACGGACATCGTTCTTGATCCTCCCTTCGGGCGGCGGAGTAGCTCAGTAGGTTAGAGCAGAGGAATCATAATCCTTGTGTCGGGGGTTCGAATCCCTCCTCCGCTACCATCTTTATCACCGACAGTTCCGAACTGATCAGGCTCGATAAATAGCCCTTGATGTTGATTTCGTAGGGCTGGCCATTTTCAGACTGGCCAACAACCACTGCAGCGACGAGGTGCCGGAACGGCGCAACAAGCTCGATCGGCGGTTCGCCTTCGTTCTCACCTACGATTTGCGCGAGGCTTTCAATATTTTCTCTGAACCGCCTGACGGCCTTTGGCTGGAGCTCGATTACGTTCGGAGGCTCTTCGACGGATTCGAGAATGGCCTTTTGCTGGTCTCTGCGTGCTCTCAGCGGGGCGAGCATCGCCGTTCCTTCATTCTCGTCGACCAGACCTTTCGCCATCATACGAATGATGCCTGAAATCTCTTCGTTGGCCTCCTCCAGCAGCCTTGTGGCATTGGCCCTATCGCGGATGGCCGTGCTGCGGAGACGCTTCTGCTCGTCCTGATATGCCGAGACATAGGCTTCGATGATGCTGGTGTCGGCAAACTGCGAGCGGAGTCGGCTTAAAACAAGCGCCTCGATCCTTTCGACATAGTAGCGGCGCCCATTCTGGCAAACGCCAGATTCGCGGTGTGTGCTGCACTGGATGCGCTTGCCAGATCTATCAGGGCCGACCATCGTCATGCCGCCGCCACACGCGCCGCAACGAAGCAGGCCAGACAGCAAGCGCTTCGATCTCGATGCTGTCCGACCTTGCGCTTTGGCGATGTTCTTACGCGCCCGCACAGTCTGAAAAAGAGTGTCGTCGATGATCCGCAGGTGCGGCGCATCGACCGTCTCGTAATCGGCCTCATCGTTGATCCGGGACACCCGGCGCCCGGTCGAGGGGTCTTTCACCATCCGAACCCGGTTCCACACGATCTTGCCGGTGAAAATCATGTTGCGAAGAATTCCGTTCTCGCGCTGCCCGTTCCCGTTGATCGTAGATGCGTTCCAGTGCCTCCCCCGTGGCGCCGGGATGCCTTCCGCGTTCAGCGTGCCGGCAATTGTCCGCGGCGATACGCCAGCGGCGTATAGGTCGAAGATGCGCCGGACAATCGCGGCCTCCTCTTCGATTATCTCTAGCTCCCCCGGCTTCCCTGCCACCGGCCTATATCCATAGGCCTTGCCGCCAGCGTTGCGGCCGGAGCGAACCACTCCCACCATCCCCCGCTTGACCTTCTTCGCCCCTTCCTCGCGCTGCATCTGCCCGACGAGGCCATACATACCGATCTGGACCGTCGACATTTCGCCACCGTTGACGCAGTTCATTTCGATCCCTCGAAACGTGAGCTGCTTGTGGACATGCGCAAGATCGGCGATGTCACGCGAAATTCTGTCCGGCGCTTCCGCCACCAGCACGTCGAATTCTCCGCGCTCTGCCGCCTGCATCATATCCGCCAAGCCAGGACGGCCGAACATCGACGCCCCGGACTTCGCGCGGTCGTAGAATTCGTTCACCACCTCAAACGAGTGTTTGGCGGCGTGCGCTTTACAAAGGCGGATTTGATCCTCGACCGACTTGTCGTTTTGCAGGTCAGTCGAGTATCGGGCGTAGATGACTGCGCGCTTCATTTTGTGCTCGTGGTCTTTTCCGGCGGAGTGGTGTTGTTCTGATTAGCCGGGGAGGGTGCTTGCGCGTCAAGGCGAGCCTGTCGCCTGGCAAGTGCCTTCACGAACTCGATCAACGGGTTTGTGTCGGGCATGGCGACTTCTCCCCGTTGTTCGACTTATCCACAGGGGCGGCCAGGAGGGTGTCGGTGACCTCCTGCGCCTGGTTGATTTCGTGCTCGGCTTGCTCGGCCAGAAGGTCGAACGCACACATATCGCGGGATCTCGGGAGAGCCTTGGCGGCGAGGCGGATGGCGTGCAGGTAGCTGCGGGCGGCGCCGAAAGCGTCGTCGAGCTTGGCTGCGGGGTCTTTGGTCATCGACATCACACAGCCTCCTTCACGAAGACGGAATTGACGAACTGGTGCACGGTGTCGCCGCGGAATTCCTCGCACCATGCCTCATACTGCAGGATGACGGCGAGGCGGCGCCTGCCGTCGGCGTCGTCGGATGCCGGACGCTTGCAAAGCTCTGAAACTACCGAGATTCGCTCGGCGGACAGGAATTCCTGCAACGCATCGATGTAGGTTGACGCCGTCGTGTCGCCGCCGTTGATCTGGTGCAGATACTGGTGCGCCATGTTGGCGGTCTCCTCGATGTTATCGAGGACGCGGTAGATCTGGCAGAGCGATCGAATGTCGTGGTCTTCCGCGGTCAAGCGCGGGCAGTTGATCGGGCGCGTCATCACACGGCCTCCGCCGCTTCGACGAGGCCAGCGACCTCGGCAATAAAGGCGTGCTGCTTTTCCCGTGCGTAGACATCACCGTATCGGGCGACGATGTACCGAGCCTTGGCGGCAACTTCCTCCAGCGTCTTGCATGGAAACCGGATGATGCGGTCCTCCAGAGCCCAAACCACATTCCAGCGCGCCTCGGTTACCTCTTGTGCGGCGAGGTGGCCGGAAACCTGTTCCCAAGTCCTGTAGGCCGCGTCGCGCTCGGCGTAGAGGCTTTGCACCCGCTGGCGCTGGTCTTCGCCCTCCTGAAGCTGCTGAGCAAGCGCCGCTTGATGGTTCTGAGGCAGCACCCCGCCTTCGCATACTTCTGCCAACCACTCAAACTGACGGCGCCTGCCAGCGGCGTAATGGTCGAACAAATCGTCAATTTGTTTGACGGTATTCAGCGATTTCGTGCCGAATGCCCGGAACATGTACGGGACTTCCTGTCCCGCTACAGCGGGATAATCGGGGCGGTCGCCACGAGCGTAAATGTCATACTCCGCCTCGTCGGCGGCGGTCGCCAGATCACGCGCTTTATCGATTTCGCGGATAAGGCGGAAGATTTCTGACTGATCGTTGGCCGCTTCCATTGCTACCGCCGGAGCCGCGAGGGCGACTGCAGCACCAGCCAGGAATGCGCGGCGGTTCATTCTTGAGGGCATAGCTTCGCCCCCGGCCGGGATCGGTCCGTTCATGATCTTCTCCAATTTTCCTGTTTGGTGGTGCCGGCTAGAGCCGATCTGTCATTTCGGGGTTTGCATCAGCGTGATGCAAAGTCAGGCGGTTACTCAGGATGGGGGATTTCGACGCCGTAGACCTCGCGCCAGACTTCGGCGTGATAGGCCTTCACGGTGCCGTAGTTCGCGTCGGCGACATTTTCGGAAAGTACGCCCAAGGCCTCGGCCGCTTTCTTGAGCGGGCGCCACGGGAAGACCCTGCCGTAATGGTCCTCCATCCGCTTGACGGTGGCGCAGCTAAGCGAGCGGTCGAGTTCGATTTCCAGCTTCTTGATCTTCTTCACCGCTTGGCTAGCGGCGTTCATCGCCGTGGCCTCACGACGCGAGCCGATTTGCGCCTTGGTGCGCTCGGCGATCTGGCGGGCCTCTCGCTCGTCTGCCCATGCGCGGGCAGCGATTACAGGGTCCGAAAAATTCGGAAGCGAGGCTGTCCCGCGACCGTTCGCAAAATAGGACTCCTCAAGTTCGCCATAGACCTCCCACGCCATATCCGTGTCGAGGATCTTCGCATGGCGCGATGCGCCGCGGTCGGTCCAGAGCAGGAGGCTTTTGGCCTGCTTCCCAACAGACCCTCTAAAAGAGATGCTGTCCTTGAGAGCGCGAAGCTCCTCGCCCTCGACCTTGAAGAAGTGCTTACCCTCGTCAAAGCGAGATGCGTTCCGGTCAAAATTGTTGATGACCTGTGTTTCCGTGGCGCCGAATACCTTCGCCAGCCTTTCAGTCGTCAGGACGCGAACGCCATTGAAGGCGGTGATGGCAAGCTCGGTGCCGTGGATGTTGACGGTGGCGTTCATCGTGCCGCCTCCACCTGATCCAGCCCGGCCATCCGGCAGAGTTCGGCGACCTTCTGCCCGGCTTCGGTCAGGCGCACGTCTTTGTAGAAGGCGGTTTCCTGTCCTTCCAACGGCTCGACAAGCCCGCGCTGCGCAAGCCCTGGAACCCCGTAGTGCCCGGTGTTGAGAGCCTTACCCTGCGCTGCGGCCAGCAGAGAGATCACCATGCGTTTTGAGAGGTCAATCCGAAACGCCGAACCGGTGACGTAGGCTGCGAACGTGCTGTTCATTTGGAGCGGCCCTCCATCGCCTTGAGCATGTCACGGGCGTTGTCGAGCGCGGCGCGAGCTGCAAGAGCCACAGCCGAAACCCCGTGCCCGACGTCGCCGCCGATGCCGTCGCCGGTCTTATCCAGCGCGGTCATCAGGTCGTAGGCGGTGTCGATCTCGTCGCGCAGGCCGGCGAGCTTGGGGACGGTGCCCACCGTAGGCTCGGGGGAGATGGTGCCGAAAGGCACTTGAACGCCCAGAAGCCAAGCAGCTGAGACATCGAAGGCAACTGCGTATGTCGACGCTGCCGCGACGTCGAAGTCTCGCGTTCCGTTTTCGTGGTGAATGTAGGTCGGGATGGCAACGCCTATGGCGCGCGCTGCCTCCGATGCGGTCTCGAATATCTCTTCGCGGGCTGCGCGGAGGCGATCTGCAGGCTTCGGGGCGCTCTCGACGATGTTCAGGAGACCGGCGAGATGCTGCGGCGCCAACCGGGTGCCAAGCATTTCGTCGAGCTTGATCATGTTGATGGGATCGGGGTGGGTAACATCACGCTCCCACTGGCTCACGGCTTGAACCGTGACATCAAGGGCCTTCGCGATGTGATGTTGCTTAAGGCCCTTGGCTTGGCGGGCGTCTCGGATGGCGTCTCCGAGAGAAGTGAGATGCGCGTTCATGTTCGCTCCATCGATTTGATGGAGAACTCATAACCTACTCATCTATTACTCGTCAACATATAATTAACGTCAGCGCACTCGCGAAATCTTTGCGACAATCACTTCTGCTCTTGGCCACTCGTCTTTCTGGAACGTGTGAGTTTCACCGTCGCTGTTGGCGACCGTCCAGCTAGATTCGTCCTCTTGGATCAGTGATCGGATCACCGCGTAGTACTCGTCACCTTCCGTCCTCGTAATGACGACTTCAGAGAGCGGGACGGGGGGTAGGTTGGGATTTACTACGACGATATCGCCGGGGCGGATGATGGGATTGATCTGATAATCCCTGGAGATGATCGCATACGCGTCCTTGACGTTTTGCACTGGAAACATGCGCGGGATCGTATCCGCAAATTGGGTGGTTCTGATGAGTCCCCCCTCCGATCCGTGCACTGGGGCCATCCCATACACCGGGATGTGAGTGCCTTCAGCAACGTCGAGCGACATGGTTTTCTCTCGAATGTAGGCCTTGAACGGCGCGTCGACAGCAGCCTGCTCCTCAGGGGTTCTGTCTGCCAAGGGCCTCCCCAGGTCATATCTCGCAATACCTAGAACCTTCTGGATTTCCGGAAGGGCCTTTGAGCTTCCAGTTACTCCTCGCTCAATTCGGTCGACAGTCTGTTGCGATGTGCCTGCCGCTTCGGCCAGTTGCGCCTGAGACCAGCCCCGCTCTTCGCGTGCAAGCTTCACTTCATCGCCGCGAGCCTTCGCCAAGCGGCTCAGCAGATCCTGTTTCCTTGTGTTCATCTCGTGACCCTCGTTTGTTTCCATGTGGGTGATTACTCGAAGGATGTAAAACACGTAACGAGTTAAATATGCGTTGATCATGGATAGAAATATGGGTAGGCTCTACTCGCCATGAAACGCAAAACCAACTCACATCAGATCACGCGGCTCCTTGAAGCCGCCATCACGATTGCCGGCTCCGAAGCAAAGCTCGGGGCGTTGGCTGGGTATTCTCAGAATGCCATCTGGTACGCGAAGCGAAACGGTCGCGTATCTGCCGAACTTGCATCTGCAATTGATCGCGCAACGAATGGCGCGATTTCGAAGTCACAGCTCCGGCCGGATATGTTCCCGCCAGTGCACGCCCCGCCGGTGTCCGCATGACGCCGCGTCTCAACCTCCCCGCTGACGAGATAACCCGGGCCGCGCAATGGCTCGCCGACGTCAGCAACTGGCCCGACCATCCGGCCGATCTCCTCGTCCACCGCTTCGACCTGAAGTCCTGGCAGGCCCGCAAGGCTGTCGAGAAGGCGAAGCGGATGCAGTTGCTGCGGAGGGTGCACGGATGACCGACGCCCACGACTGGAAGACGACATTTCAATCCGCGATGTACGAGTGCCCCGAGCTGCGCCAGAAGAAGGTTCACCGCGATCTGCTCGGCTTCATCCTGTTCAAGGCCAACCGCAAGTCAAAGTCCTGCTGGGTCAGCCAGAAGGAGATGGCGCGGGTGCAGGGCTGCTCGATTCGCAACATCAAGGAACTGCTTCGTGACCTGCAGGGCATAGGCGTGTTGATGCAGGTCCGGTTCTCGGCACTGCCGTTGAAGGACCAGAAGGCGATCAACAGCATCTCTCCGCGGGAAATGAGCAAGAATTCGAACGTCTATTTCCTGAGCGTCGGCTGGGCAAAGGATGTGCTCGACGAGGGCCGTGTAGAGACCCCGCGTAGGGGTGAAATCAGGATTTCCGAGGATGATCGGAATCGCGGTCGAAAAACGTCCAACAGCCGACGCCAGCGATATGCTCCGATTGTCCTATCGGAAGTCCCGCGTTCCCAGACCGTTGATGACCACGACGAGTGGCTATTCCTCAACGCGGTCGGCGAAAAAGGGGGAACTGCCAGTACCCCTATTCAAACGGCAAAAGGGGGAACTCCCACTACCGGTATATCTATAGAAGAATACCAAGCCGAAAACGCTGCGCCAAACATGGGGCAGGACGGCTCAACCATTCCCCTTTATTCCAGAGCAAAAAGTGGGACGACCTATCGTTCCTCGCTGACCTTCCAACACGCCAAACCTGATCAGCATGGTTACGGCGGTGGCGAAGCCATCGCTCCGGTTCCAAGGACGAAGTCTTTGGCCCGCCCGGAGGGCACTGAGCAAGACGCTGCGCGCGCGCCTGCGCCTGAAAGGAGAGCATCATGATCGATTGCCAGGTTATTCCATTCCCGCTTGCGGCGCGGGTAGGCAAAATCCGCAGATGTGCCGAGGTTCTTCAGTCTTCACCGAACCAGCCGGTGCGCGATGCGTACTGGCGGAAAACGGTGGCGCACTTGCGGGAAAAGCTCGAGGCGCTCGGTTTGCCCGATGAGGCTGTCCGCCACGAGATCCGCCAGTTCCGCTCGGCGGTTCAGCAGGAGTACCTGCGGCGCGACTACATCGTCTACGGCGCGGGCAATGCCCCGGACGGTGCGGCATGACAGAATTTGTCACCCTCAAGCCGGGGCAGTGGGTCTTGGCGTTCCATCAGCCCTATTTCTATCCGGGCTCCGACATGGCCGAGTGGCTGGAGCGGTTTACCTCAGACGGCGGCGGCTGGCTCGGGCACAAGGCCAGTGAAACCTTCGCCGTGCACAAAGTCGAGAAGGTCATGCCGAAGACCTACGTCGCCCAGGCATGGTGGCGCAGCGCGTCTAAGGACGAGGTCTGCCGCTATCCGCGAGGGACCGTTATCCAGGCATTCGCCACTCAGGCAGAGGCGATCGCGCTGAGGGACCGCTTCCACGCGATCGGCGTCAAAGCAACCGGTGACATCGAGAAGGAGGCCACGCGCCTCATTCAATCGTATGCGGCCAAGCGCGAGGCCAAGGCGCTGAAGGAAGTTCACGCCTGCCTGCCTCACATCTTCGGGAGCGCAAGATGAACGCTTGGCCAATTTCAATCGTATCGCTGGATCATTTCTTCGGCAGACACAATGAAGTTTGCCGCGATTGTTTCGCATGCTTTTCCGTAGTCGAAACAATATGTGCAAACTTCGTTGAGGGCTGCAAAAACGCTCTCTCGCTGCCAACGGACCGTATTGTCATTCGAGATGACCTCCGAAAAGTCATGTCTAAATTCGCGGAACCGCTCACGGAGAAAGGCCTGCGAAAAAGGAGTGGGAAACTCAATATCCGACTCGAGTCGCTGCAAGACACCTGCCTGAGCAGACTTTTCAAGCTCGTCAATTGTGTCGCTGACAGTGAGCCAGTCGAAATCCGGCAAGTCGAGATCTCGCATCATTGCAATCTCGGCCATAGCTTGAAGCTCATCTGCAGCGGACCTCGCCGCGTGTGCAAGGGCCAGCAATCCCCTGAGTTCCAACCGGAATCCATCTTGTGCTTGGGCACTGGCAACTCGGACTTGCTTGGAGAGATAGAGGATTGTGGGAACGGCAGCTATGACCGCCAGCACTCCGCTCAATGCGGAGATCCACTCTCGCAGACAGTGCTCGCCGACCGCTCCAGTGCAGGCCTCATCGACGAATACGGTCCTGGCGGCGAGATAGGCCAGCAGTGCCGAAGCCATAACCCACGCAAGTCCCCAACCCATCCAGTATCCAAGATCCTTGTCCAGAAATTTCATTGGTTCCACCGCGCCATCGTTCTCGATTGGTATCTATCCGCGGGAAGTCGACAGCGGCAAGTGCAACCTCTCGGGGCGTTCACATGAGCACGATCCTCTTCGACATCATCAAACTCAAGCTGCGGATGCCGAGCACTCTGCGATTTCTCGGCGGCGTTGGGCTCACACTGGCGTTCGTTGGCGTGCTCATCCACTTCTTCGCAATCCCATATCCCTTCTACGTCACGCCGACGCTGACGGGCCCGGGATGGCTGCTCTGGCTGTATTGCCACTTTCGTTTGAAGCGTTTCGAGGGCCATCCGATGACCTACCAGTTTCCCGAATCTCTCGCCGCGCTGCGCAAGTACCTCAAGTCGAAAGGCTTCGAAGGCGATAGCGTGAAGACTTCCCGGCAGGCGGCATTTGTCGCGCAGCAGCTCCTCGGCACGCGGGTGAAGTTTCCGCCGCAGGGGCAGGACATGCACCTAGTGCTGATCGAGATCCAGAAGGCGGTACCGGTCAGCACAAAAGGTAACCAGCGGTTACCTTTCCCCGAAAGCTCCAATTCCAACAAAGGCATAGCAAACCGGAAGACCAAGCGCCGAAAAGGCGACAAAATCCCTCCTTTTGCAAAATCGAGCAAGCATAACAAGGACTTCGGTCCGCACCTGTTTGCCGAGGGAGTCCACATCTTCTGCGATGGTGCCTGCGAGCCAAATCCAGGCGCCGGCGGCTGGGGCTACGCGGCCTACCGCGATGGCGTGGAGATTGAGGCATTCCACGGCGGTAATGCGGCCACGACGAACAACCAGATGGAATTGCTGGGGCTGCTCAATGCTATCGAGAAGGCGAAAGCGCTTATCGGCAAGTTCGGCGCGCTCGTCACCGTCTGGTGCGACAGCCAGTATTGCGTCGAAGGCGCGAATGTCTGGGTTCAGACATGGAAGGCGAGGGGCTGGAACAAGAAGAAGTTGAACAGTCCGAACCGTGCCGGCGGTGAAATCAAGAACCTCGAGCTATGGCAGGCGATCGACGCGGCGCTTGGTGATGCGCTGATCACAGGCAGCCTCGCAATCAACTGGGTGAAGGGCCACGCCGGCATAGTCGGTAACGAGCGCGCGGACGAACTGGCGGAGATCGGGCGGCAGGAGGCCATGGAACTTCCGGGCAATCGCCCGGAGGTCGGTGAGGACCTCGACGAGCGCTACCGCCAGATCATGGGGGCGGCGTGAACAGACAGCCAGGCGTCAACCTGCATCGGTTCCTTGAGGGCTTCGGCGTCAAGGTTCGGCCGTACCACGAGAGCCGCACGCCGCGGCCTGCCAACATCGTCTACGGTGGGAGATACGTCCGGCGCCTCATCCACAAGGACGCCGAGCGGTGCGGGCTCACCATCCGATGCATCCAGGCCAGCAACCCGACCTGCTTTGAAGACGTCATTGTCTTCTCGGTCTGGAACGTAATAGGCGCGCACTTTGCCACAGCTGCCCCGAGGAGCGTGATTACGGCATTCGGGCGCACCGATCTTGCCGAAGTCAAAGAACGCGCTCTGCGCCTCTCTGTGGGCGAAGCCGGAAGGCTGGCAAAGACCGTCACCACCATCAGCATCCTGCTTGCGCAGGAAATCATTGAAGAGGACCACGCCGCATGAAGATCACCCAGGACGCCGCCATCGTGCTCGAGCGACTCATCGAGGCGATGGAAACCGATATCGCTTTGCCGACGCCGATCGGCCCGCAGGTCTTCGGCTCCTCAATGCCCGACTACGTGCAGACCCATGCCGAGTGGTTCGCCAACAAGAGAGAAGACCTCGCCGAGACGGGAGGGAAGCGCACCCGATCCTATGAGGCTGCAGAGCGCCGCCGGACAGAGCGACGGGCGAGGTGCAGCAAGGAACGGATATCAAGGATGGAGGAAGCTTTCAGCTGGGTGCTCGGCAACGTCGCCGACGTGGAACATCGCAAGGTGCTGCTCGCTTACGCCGAGGTGAAGGCCCGCGGATGGCAATGGGACCGCTTCATCCAGAACCGAAACCGCCGAAATCCGGCACAAAATGCATGGGTGAAACGAACGGTTCAGAGGTGGATAGTCCTATCTCTTCAATGCATTGCGGACAATATTCCCAAGGACGATCACTCCTTGCCCATGAACGCGGATTTACTATTGGCCCAGATTGAGGGAGAAAGCACGGGCAAATCAATAAGATCGGATTTGCGTTCGTGGATGTCGCCCGATGGAAAACCTTCCTATCGCAGGACGATGTAAATCCGGGCTCCACGGGTTCGCCTCAAGTCCGGGCACATCGCCCGGCTGGTGGAATGGCCTGCGCCGGTTCAGCCGCCTCTTCCGAGGATGCCGCAGAAGACGCCAAAGAAATATAGGCCCCCGACGGTCAGGCCAGAGCCCAACATCACAAGCAAGAGGCGCCGGCTGGCGCGCTCTTCATTTTCCCGGTTCGGCGGCGGATCGTCGACGTTGTCAAATTCGGACAGGTGATATGTATCGCTCATCGTAGCACCTCACTCCGATCGGTTGATCGCATGCGGTGTGGCTTCGGGTTGAGTTTCACCGGGTGTCCAAAACACGATGTAGATGCCGGCCAAAAGCGCAGCGATCGCCGAGATTACGACGACGAAGCTGCTCATACCGGCTCTGGCTTTGGGTCCTGTGTCTCGCATGCAATACGAACCGGCGAGCGCCGCGAAGGTTCCCGGCGCCGTTCTAAGCGCCCCGCAAAGACTTTAAAGGGTAAGGTTCACAGCGAACGCCAGGATCAGAAAGACGACCGCAGCGCCGCCCGCGATTCACCAGACATTGCCACTCCCCTAGCGGATCCGAAACCCTCATCAGGCATCTGCTGCGACTGTGGTCTCCATCCAGTCTCGATGACGCCTTTCATCTTCACAGGCCGCGAGAAAGAAGGCCTTTGACTCGGGCAATGCATCCTCGTGCCGAGCGGCATTTTCGTAGGCGGAGACGGTGTCGTCTTCATTAGTTTTCATGGCTCGCAGCAGAGCCTTGTCCCCGAAAATGTTGACGAGGGCGAGCTTTCCGGTCGTGAGATACTGCTTCATATCGCCTTCGGTCGGAGCTTCGACCCCGATTTCGCCCGCTATGCGATTGAGCACCTGAAGATGATACGTATGATCGTTTTTGAAGCTAGAGATCTGGTCTTTGAACCGGGTGTCGTCCAGCCGTTCGATGCAACAGTCGTATGCGGCGATAGCATCGTGCTCCAGAAGAATGAGATTCTTGATAAGCGACGCGAACTCTGATTCGTTTCCGAAAAGCGTAACCATGTTTGTAACCTCCGTGGTTTAGGGACGGAGGAACAGGCTCACTAGAGTGAATGTTCCGAGTGGCCAGCCCTTGTAGCCCACGAAAGCGCGGCGATCAGAGATACGACTTTTCATCAAGACCCATAGGCGCCCTTGTTCGGATGCCTCGGCGCTTCTGAATTCACCGCCGTCCGCCCCTCTTTCAGATCGGGTTTACTGGCGGTTCCCGAAACACGCTCGGCGTCGCCGCTTCCCTTGGCGGGTTTCGGCTGCTTGTGCTCCCTCGCTGCGGGATGCGTCCCGTCCGAGATGCTACCCGGATGAGGATCTTCAACGACCGGAGTGGGCTTTACGGTTTTGCTGTCATCGGGGTTTGTCATGGCTGCTCTCCTTTTCGGGAGAACGCCATCGCGCCTCAGCCGGTTCCTCTCTCACTCAGAACCACTGCCACGCCATCCAGAAGCAGGCGTAGGCGGTGATGCCGATCACAAACAACCAAGCGATTTGCCGAGCCATGACGCAATACCTCCTTTGGTTCCAGCAAGGGGGCAGGATGCAACAATGGCAGGACGAAAGTCGATAGGCTTCTCAGATGGTTCTCTTGGTATCCTCGACAGAAGCAGAGGTTGAATTCTACCGGAGGCGTTCAGGCAGCCACCATCTAAGTTTGCCCCGGGTATAAGGGATCAGTCCCTGGCCGCTTTGGGAAGCAAGCCCCATCGCATAGGCTTCCGCCTCTGCCGCGGTCGCGAAGGTTCGGGCCCATGGCCTCTCTCCTTGAAGGGGAGGGCAGTAAACCGTTGCATTGGTCGACCCGATTGGGTGACTAATGAGCACCCTCTCATAGGCTTCATCAGCACGAACGTCATAGTAGATCTTGTTGTCGTTCATCGGAATTCCAAGGTTAGCCGATACCAGCCTTGAAGGATGCAACGCCTGATCGCAGGAGTCGATAGGGGCACCTTACGGCCTCCACCGTCTAGGCCGTCTACGCGAAGCGACCGCCGAGAGCAGGAAGCTGTCCCAATCGACGTCAGTGACAGTGAGAGCCACCGCGCTTGTTGTCCCGATGGCACCCATTGGCGTCGGTGCCGCCGCTGTGTGCGAATGCAGTTGGGGCAAGGGACACCGCCAACATCAAAGCAAGAATAAGTCGAGCTACTTTCATTACGTCCTCCTATTGAAAATCAAATTCACCACCCGCCGGACCTATAGGACGCGGCCCGTCTCCCACATCGCCTGCCCCTCGAATCATACTGCCATTCATATTGGCAGGGGCCGGAGTAGGTTGGGTAATAAGGGCCTCCACAGTTGTTGTTGGCGCAAACGGCAACGGCGGTGCCGATCAACGCAAGGCCAACGACGGCGGCCGCGGCCTGGTTCTGTTGTTGCACCATGTGGTGGCATTCAAGTGGATTGATCCCGCGGCGGGCCAGTTCAGCAGTCAGGTCGATCAGGTAGCTCTGGTCCCGCGCTCGATGAACGTTCGGCACAAACCCGCCTTGCTGACTTTGTGCGGGGCTTTCCGAAACTCTGAATATGACGTGGCGCAAGCCGTGAGCGCGCACGAAAGAACGGCGGCGGACAGCGTTCGCCACGCACGATTGAATGCCATCATGAAAGTCCCCACCCTAGGGCGCATCATGGCACAACTGAAAAAAGAGTCGAGTCACACTTCGAACGAGCACAAGGAACGTCACATGATCGGAATGAACCTTCGTTGCCCCATCGCCGGTATCACCGGCACCGTGGACGCGCTGGCCGTTCAGCCTGATGGCAAGGCGCTGGCCCGCATTGCTGACCACTGGCTCTATGTCGACAGCCTGGTCCGGGCATAGTCCGGCCGATCTCTCAAACTCGATTGGAGACTAACCGATGACCATCCGTCGTCCGAACCCGCATAAGCTTATCGTCGGCCCGAATGATGTCGTCGACTTCGGCGGTGCCGTTGCCGGCGCTTCGATTGTCGTCGGTGCCGAAAACACCAACGTTCGCGCCATCACCATCCAATTGAAGGACGGGCAGGGCAAGGATCTCGCCACCCGTGCCGCCGTCGAGATCGCCGTCTTCGCCGATGCGAACGGTGATGCGTTCGTCGCGACCGGCGGCTCCACCGGCATTGCCATCGGCACCGATGGCGCGCTACTGCCGATCGTTGCCAAGAAGCTATTCAAGGCCGTGTCCGAAGCGGATGGCGATATTGACCTGACGTGGACGGACACCGGCACCGAGCCCGCTTTTCTCGGCGTGATCCTGCCAAGCGGCAAGATCGTCATGAGCGCTGCGCTCACCAACGCGTGAGAAGGCGTTACAGGCCAGAGCACCGGGCGCTCTACAATCACCCGGCCTGGCAGCCGCTTCGCAAGGCGGTCTTTCTCCGTGATGGTTATGTCTGCCAATGGCCGGGGTGCGGCAAGCCGCTTATCGGCAAGGGCAATGCCCCAGATGCGCCAGTCGCCCACCACAAGCGGGATCACAAGGGTGACCTGAAGCTCTTCCTCGATCGCGAGAACATCATGGCGACCTGCAAGGAATGCCATGACGGCGCCATCCAGCGCGCCACGCATCGCGGTTACATTGCTGGCCACGACGAGAATGGCCGGCCGATTGATCCCGATCACCCTTGGAATAGGAGCACTTCATGAACGAAGAGCTTGAACTAGCGCTGGCCTACTGGCGCACAATGGCACCGCAGCCCAAGGCGCTCGTCTACTGCAACGCCATCGAGGCGCGGCTGAAGGGCATCGAGACGAAAGACATCGTCGTAGACCACGAACTGGTGAACGCCATCACTCGCGGCGCATCGATCGCCCGGGCCAAGGGTATCGAGATCAAGGGCACTGAGGCAGACCAGCCGGCCGATGCTACCTCCAAGCAGGATGACAAGCCAAAGGCCAAGACGGGCCGGAAGCGGAAGGCAGGCTAATGGCCAAGCTCGCACCAAGCAGCGCGGGGATATTGGTCCGTCATTACGAAGACGGCAAGATGCGCGTGTTCATTGACGGCAAGCCGATCTGCGGTGTCGTGAACGTCGAGGTGAAGCAGGCCGGCAAAGACCGGGCGACGTTGCACCTTGAGATCGTCGGTGTAGCGTACAGGATGGAAACGTCACCCCTTGGAGTGAACCAGGACAGGGCGGAGACCGTAGGCGGCGAACTCGTCCCGACGGCCGATGACAGGGGACAGCCGCCTCGCGATTGGTGAGCGACGAGTTCACTGCCCCACCCCCCCTGTTTTTTAAAGCGATGCCGTTTTCTCCACACCCGCTGTCCCCCTTCATTTGCACTGAGATCAACAAGAAAGGGGGGTAGGGTGGTCAAGGTAGTTCAACCCGCCTTCGACCGCGTCTTCCAAGGCGACGAAGGCGCCGCCGAACTGGCGAAGGTTCTTTGGAAAGAGACCGTTGCCGCACTCAAGGAACTCGATGCCGCGACGGCCGCCAACCTGGCGCGCGCCGATCGGTACGTCCGGGCGAAAGTCGAGTTCGAAAACCTCTATCCGATGGCGTTTCAGCAAGGCCCGGTCCTGAAGGGCGAAGAGGGCGGCGAGTATTTCAATTACCGCTGGAGCGCCTGCGAGAAGCTGAACGAGCGGATGCTGAAACTGGAAAAGGCTATGTTCGGTGAAGCAGCAGTCAAAGCGAGCGCGAAAAAGCCCGCCGCCGGCTCCACTGCCGCCGACGAGTTCCTTGGACCCAACCACGGCCTACGCCAGTAAGGTCATTACGGGGGAAATCATTGCAGGCCGGTTCGTCCGCGCCGCATGTAAGCGCCACCTCGACGACCTGAAGGAAGGCCACAAGCGCGGGCTCCGCTTCGACATCGAGCAAGCGGGCAGGGCTCTTCGGTTCTTCCCGGCGATGTTCACGGTTACGGCCGGTGAGAAGGTGGGCCAACCGTTCTATTTGCTGGACTGGATGACGTTCGTTGTCGGTTCGCTCTTCGGCTGGCGCAATGCTGACGGCTCCCGCCGCTTCCGGCATGCGTGGATCGAGACAGGGAAAGGACAGGCGAAATCGCCGCTCATGGGCGCGATCGGCGTGTACATGATCGGCTTTTGCGGCGTGAAGCGCGCGGAGGCCTACGCCATCGCGAACGACAGGGACCAGGCTAAGGTTCTCTTCGACGATGCTGTGGCGCTGTGCCGCGCGGAAATTCCCGGCAAGGATGGGGAGACGCTGGAGAGCCGCGGCACGGTCGTTATTCGCGGCGTCGGCGACAACGCGTGGAAGATCGAAGTCCCGGGGATGGAGGCGAAGTTTCTGCCGGTCGCCACCGGTGACACGATCTCAGGGCCAAAGCCTATCGCGGTTTTCGGCGACGAGATCCACGAGATGAAGACCGACAAGGCCATCGAGTTGTGGAAAGCCGCTATCGACAAGATGAGCGGCGATCCGCTGATGATCCTTGGCACGAACACGCCGGCCGCAGACCAGGCCGTCGCCACCAACCGGTCGCTGTTCTACCAGCGCGTCGCCGAGGGTGTCATCCGAGATGACAGTGCCTTCTCGTACATCGCGCGCGTCGACGAGAGCGACGATCCGTTCAACGATGAATCGTGCTGGATAAAGGCGCTTCCGGCGCTCGGAATCACCTATCCGATCGACAACGTTCGGCGCCGCGTCGAGACCTCGAAGCACATTGCGTCGGAAAGGTTGACGACTGAGCGGCTGTACTTCGGCAAACCGGTCGGTTCCTCGGGCTTCTGGTTGCCGGATGAGCAGGCATGGAGGCGGTGCCTGGGGCCGGTTTCGACCGAGAAAGTGAAGAAATTTCCGTGCTTTCTTGCACTGGATTTGTCGCAAAAGAACGATTTGACCGCGCTTTCGGCGTGCTGGCGGAGCCCAGACGACAAGTTGACGTTGAAGACGTGGTACTGGACGACGCGGGGCGGGCTGGCGAGGCGAGAGGCCAGGGACGCGATCCCGTACACCGCCTTTGAGGCCGAAAACTATCTGACGATCTGCGAAAGCGTGACGATCGACTACACGTTCGTTGCGCAACAGGTTGCTGCGCTACGCGCCGAGTTCGAGGTCGACAGTCTGACGGTAGATCCGGCCTATGTGACCACCTTCATCAAGGATGCCGCCGAGGTGGGCCTTCAGGTCTGGCGCTACATGGGGCCGAAGGAGCCGGCGGGCTCTGGTCTGAAGATCGTCACCCACGCCCAGGGCACCAAGATCGCGTTCGAGGACCGGCAACTCTGCATGCCGCATTCCATCAGCCGCATGACGGACAAGATCCTCAAGGGTGAAGTGCTCATCGAGGAAAACAAGCTGACCGACGTTTGCGCGTCCAACGTGGTCCTTTACGCCGACGGGATAGGAAACCAGATGTTCGACAAGAACCGGAGCCGCGGCAAGATCGACGGCATGGTCTCCAAGGCCATGGCCGTAGGTGCGTCCAAATCGGACACGAAGGCCAAGCGCAGCTATATGTCGCGCGGGGTGCGCGTCGCATGAAGTGGCCATTCTCGCTTTTCCAGACCAAGGACCGGGACCTCAACGGGAACCGGTTCCATCAGGAGTATGTCATCGAACGCGATATCATCGCGACCGAGAAGCACCTGAAGGTGACCGCATCGCTTGCTGCCGGCCTGCGGATCGCCGAGGGCGTGGCCGCGATGCCGATCATCACCGGCCTGAAGTCCTACGACGACATGGGCCGTATGATCCGCATGCCTGTCGTCGAGGGCGAACTGGCCGAACGGCTAGGCCAGAAGCCGAACGACTACATGACGCCGATCGAGTTCGTCGAGTGCCTGACCCTGCATGCGGTCTTCGACGGTGTCGGCCGGGCCTACATCGACCGCGGATATCGAGGCCGCATCAAGCGGCTGATCCCGATCGTCGACGGACAGGTCCGCACGGTTCGCGACCCGGAAACTGCGAAGGTGACCTATTCCGGCAGCATTCCCGGTATCGGCTCGGTCGAAGGGCTGACCCGGGAAGATTTCATCGAGATTTCGAACCCCCGCTGGGACGATCTCGAAGGCTTGGACATCACCTCGGAGATCAAGAAAGTTCTCGGGCTTTCGATGACGCTGGAAGAGCGCCAGGTCGACGACGGCAAGAAGAAGGCGGTCCGCGGCTACATCACCACCGATCTGACCCTAGGTGACGACGCGGCGGCGGCAATTGAGGAGGCGTTGAAGGACAAGCTGCCCGGGACGCCGATCTTCGATACCGGTGCCAACTACAAGAGCATCGTACCGACGCAGGCCGAAATGGAGCTGCTGGCGACGCGCAAATTCCTCATCGAGGAGGTGGCGCGGGCCTACGGCATTCATCCGATTTTTCTCGCGCATGACGCCGCCGGTCAGTCTCTGACCCGTATCGCTGATGCGATGGATTATCACGTCACGGTCACGCTTCAGCCGTGGGCGCGGCGCTGGGAGCAGGGCATTGCGTTTTCTATGCTCAAGCCGAACCAGTTCGTGAACCTCGACGAGACGCAATATTACCGCGGCGATCTCAAGACGATCGGCGAGTACGCCTCGAAGGCGCTCGGCAACAACACCGCCTGGGAAACCCAGAACGACATTCGCGCCAGGATGGGCATGAACCCCATGGGTGGCGGCGACGAACTTCCGAAACGAAGCGAGGCAGGAAATGGACCTGGAAACCAAGTTCGCCAAGATTGAGGCGGATGCCGTTGCCGAGGACGGCACCATCTCAGGGTATGCGTCGCGCTTCGGCATGAAGGATCACGGTGGCGATATCGTCGTGGCTGGTGCGTTTGCGAAGAGCCTGACCGAACGACGACCGCTCATGCTTTGGAGCCACGACCTTCAACAGCCGATCGGCATGTGGACGAAAAGCGAAGAAGACGCTGTTGGCCTGCGGGTTGAAGGCAAGCTCGCGCTTACCACGGCGAAAGGCCGGGAAGCCTACGACCTTCTCAAGATGGGCGCCATCAACGGTATGTCTATCGGCTACAAAGCCATAAAGACCGGGCGGGAAGGCGCGGCGCGCCTGCTCAAGGAAGTGGCGCTGTTCGAAGTTTCGATCACGCCGCTGCCGATGTTGGACTCGGCAACGATCGACGCCGTGAAAAGCGTTGACGATATCATTTCGGCGACGAAGTCCGGCGACTTCGCGCCACTCAAACGTGCGGTGGAAGGTGCCTTGCGTGACGCAGGCTTCCCGGCGTGGCTGGCCAAGGCCCAAGCGGCTCTTGCGCCACAAGCTCTAGGCGATGGATCGCGCGACGCGTCCGCCTCGGAGATCGCGAAGCTGATCAAAGAGAAGTTCAGCTTCCTCTAAACCTTCCATCGACCCACAGGAGATTATGATGGATCTGGAGATCAAGGCAGCGCTCGAAGCTGCATCCAAGGAAATCGGCGACAAGCTCAAGGAAGTCACCGGCGAGCAGAAGGCCCTTTCCGAAAAGCTGGCCGAACTTCAGACAAAGCAGGTGTCCGGTGAGGATATCACCGACATCAAGGGCCGCGTCGAAGACAGCCGCAAGGAACTGACCGAACTTGGCGAAACCGTCACCGACCTGACGAAGAAGCTCAACGCTCGCCGGGACGAAACGAAGTCGATCGGCCGCATCATCGCGGAACAGAAGGACTTTGCGTCGAAGATCAAGGGCCGCGAATCGATCGAGATCAAGGACATCACGTCCGCCTCGTTCGGCACCATCACCCTGCCGGCCGGCGCTCGCCGCCAGAGCCGCGGCATGATCGAGCCCGTCAACCAGGCGCTGTTCCTGCGCGACGTTATCCCGACGCTCGCCACCACGGCGGCCGTCATCGAGTATCTTCAGGAAACCGGCTTCACCAACGCCGCGGCAACGGTCGCAGCCGGCGCCGCCAAGCCGCAGTCGGATCTTTCCTTTGCTGGTAAGTCCGCTCCTATGGTCAAGATGGCGCACTGGTTCCGCGTCAACGAAGAGACGCTGGACGACGTCGACGGCATGGAAGGCTATATCAACCAGCGCGGTATCTACGGTCTCCAGCTCAAGGAAGAGGGCGAAGTCCTCAACGGCCCTGGCACCGCGAACCGTGTTGACGGACTGATCGCCAACTCCACGGAGTACGATCCGACCATGGTGCCGACCATCGTGCCGGACAACGCCATGGATGACATCCGTGTCGCCATCGCCCAAGTGAACGAGGCCGATCTGGTCGCGACCGCCGTTGTCATGAACCACCTCGACGCCGCCGCGCTCGACCTGGCGAAGGACGGCGAGGGCCGTTACCTGCACCCGGCGTTCGCCGGCAACACGGCGTGGGGCCTGCCCGTGGTCCGCACCAAGGGGCTTGCCCAGGGCAAGTTCCTCGTCGGCGGTTTCGTTGGCAACACGATCCTCTGGCAGCGCAAGGGCATCGAGATTCGCCGTTCCACCGAAGACCGCGACAATTTCGTGAACAACAAAGTCACGATCTTGATCGAGGAGCGCATCCAGCTCGAAACCCTGCGTCCGGAAGGCATCGTCTACGGCGACCTGTCCGTCCCGACGCCGTAGCTTTGAACCCGCGCAGGCGTTTTTTTGCTGGCACCTGCGCGGGGCCTACCACACCAAGCTAATATTAATAACCGTAAGAATGAGAACGATTGCCGTCATTACAGTTATCGCGATCGTCATATCCCTGACGTGTTTAGTGAAATCGAGCATACGCTGATTTTGAGCTTCGGATTCTCGACGGGAAATTTCGTCCCTTAAGAACTGAAGCCCCGGCGATGTGAACTTCGCAGTGTTGTCATATTGCTTGATCAGATCCTCTGTCGGGGTCTGCCTCAGTTCAGCGTATGTTTGCGCCATGTCCTATTCCCTAACGTTGGAAACAGACCGGAGCACGTCCGTGGCCGTGAGTCGAGTGAAGGAAAAGATGAAGATTGAGCAATCCGGCGAGCCAGTGGGAGAAGTCCTATCGCTTGCCCTCGCCAAGCAACATTGCCGCGTCCGCCATGGCGACGATGACGTGATACTGCATCACTATCTTGAGGCAGCGGTCGATTGGGTCGAACGTGCCTGCCAGACGGTGTTTCGGGAAACGGAATTCACCGCCAAGGGTGCGGACTTCGACCTAAATTTCAAGGGGTATCCCAATGCCGACATCCTGTCGGTTGCCTATGTCGACCCGCTCGGCGTGCCAGGCACGGTGACAGATTTTGAGATCCGCGACGGCGCGCTCTACATCGAAGCAGCGCCCGAAATCTCGACGGCCACGGTGGTGTTCAAGGCCGGTCTCGGTGCCGGCAACATCCCGCCGAAACTCGTGCAGGCCTGCTTGCTGCTGATCGCCAGCTTCTATCTCCACCGCGCCGACGTCACTGCCGATATGACCGGCAGCGTGCCGATGGGAGTTAAGGCCATGGTTGCAATGCACCGGAGCTTTGTATTCGCATGATGGACGCCGGGAAGCTGGACTATCTCGTCGTGTTCGAGGAGCCGGCGAAAGTTGATGACGGGCATGGCGGAAAGGTCGATGGCTGGGGCAATCCTGTCACGGCCGACGCTTCCTTCCGCTTCCTGCGCGGCGGCGAGACGGTGCAGGCGGCGCGCCTTGCCGGCCGGCAACCCGTCGTCGTGACGGTCTATGACAGCAGCCAAACGCGCGCCGTTCGCACGACGTGGCGCATGCGGGACCAGCGCAGCGGGGAAATCTACAATGTCCGCGCCGGCCCAGTGCCGACCGACGACCGCCAGTATCTGGAATTCACAGTCGAGCGCGGGGTGGCGCCATGAGCGTTTCCGTCTCACTTCAGGATCTGGTGCTCGACCTCCTCAAATCGGCGCGAGCCGTCTCCGACATCGTCAACGGACGCATCATTGATGGACCAGACGAGGACACCACGTTTCCATTTATCAGCTTCGGCCCCGATGATTCGGTTCGAGACGATGCGGAATGCATCCCCGGCCGACGTCAGACGATGCAGCTTGACTGCTGGTCTCGTGACCAGGGCAAGCTCTGGCCGTGCAAGCGACTGGTCGACGCCGTAGTCGGGGCTCTCCACGAGGCGGAAGGCGAGCTGAGCGTGGGGGCGCTTGCCTCTCTCAGGGTCGTCCTTGCGCGAACCTTCCTCGATGGCGACGGCAAGACGGCCCATGGTGTCGTGCAGGTCACGGCAACCGTGGAAGAGCCGGTCGAATAACTGCCTTCTGGCACGACGAAATCATCTCTCAACAAAGGGAATTCCGACATGGCAAATCTGGTCATTACCGCTGCCAGCGTGCTCGCTGGTGCCGATGCCTCTGGTTCAACCGGCCATGCCGGCGAGGCGATCACCGCAGGGCAGGCGGTCTATCTCAGCTCCACGACGAAGAAGTGGATGCTCGGTGACAGCAACTCCGCGACTGCCGAAGCGCGCCAGGCAAAGGGGATTGCGCTCAACAACGCCGCTCTCGACCAGCCCATCAACGTTCACCGTGCCGGCGACCTCACGCTCGGCGCTGTCCTTACGCCTGGCGTGGCCTATTACCTGTCCGATACACCGGGAGCCATCTGCCCGGTCGCTGACGTCGGCTCGGGCGAATATGTCTGTCTCCTCGGGCTTGCCAAGTCGATGACGGTTCTTGCCGTCGACATCCAGTTTCCGAACGTGGCGCTCTGACCATGTCGCGCGTCCGATTCACCGAGGATTTCGACTACAAACCGAAGAAATCCATCACGGTCGCCTACCTCGCCGGCATGGAAAAGACCGTCAAGCGGGAGTGTGCGGCGCTGGCGATCGCTGCGGGCAAGGCGGTCTCTCTCGACGGCAGCAAGAGGATGCGTGACGATGGCGAGACGGAAAACCCCGGCGCGACGGTCGATGGTGCGGCGGCTGAAAGTCCTCGGGAAGAGGATCACGGAAGCGGTGATAGCTGAACTTGACGACGGCGCGGATGTGATCGTCGCAAGGCAGAAAGCGGCAGCGCCGAAGGAATCCGGCAGGCTGGAAAGCACCATCCGGCGCTCGAAAGTGCGGCAGGGCAAAAAGTCCGCAACGGTCACTATCCGCGCCGGCGGCCGGGCGACGACGGACGCAAGCAGCACCAGGCCGGGCGGCTTCGACTATGCCGTTGAACAGGAATTCGGCAACAAGAACATGCCGGCTCATCCCTTCTTCTATCCGCCGATCAGGCAGAACGCAGAAGACATCAAGCGGAAAATTCGCAGGGCATTCCGCGCGGAAGTCAAAGACTTCTAGCCCAGAGGTTCAGGCGCTCCGGCGCTTGGCGAGACCACTCCCAACATCCCCGGCCGCAGTGAGCGGCGTTTCATGGAGGCCGTCATGGCAAAACCAGTCACTATGCGTTTCGGAAAATTCCGCGTCCTCCTGGGCGATGGCGCGGACCCCGAAGTCTTCGGCGCGCCTTGCGGCTTCACGCAGCGCTCGTTCAACCGCACCAAGGAACTGAACGAGGAAGTCATTCCAGACTGCGACGATGAAGATGAGGTCGCCCACACCGGCCGCAACGCAGTGTCCCGCTCTGCGTCGATCTCCGGCTCGGGCGTCCTTGCCAAGTCCGCCTACCCCATCTGGAAAGCGTTCTACGAGGCGAACGAAAGCAAGAACTGCAAGGTCGAATTCGATTGGGGAACCGAGGTGACGACCGTCACTCAGAAGTTCCACCTGTCGTCCTTCGAACTCTCGGCGGACCTCGGCGCCAATGTGCAGATTTCCGTCCAGATGGACAGTGACGGCGGCTACACCGAGGTTACCGTCTGATGAGCAGGGGGGGCGATATCACCCTGACATGCTGGGACGGGGAGCATGCTTTCCGTCTCAGGATCGGCGAGCTGCGCATCCTGCAAGAGAAGTGCGACGCCGGGCCGGCGTTCATCCTTCAGCGCCTGCGCGACGGCTCGTGGAAGGTTGACGACATTCGCGAGACGTTGCGGCTCGGTCTTATCGGTGGCGGCATGGAGCAACAGAAGGCGCTCGAACTCGTCCTTGAACATGTCGATGCGGTGCCGCTGGCTCAAAACCTCGTCAACGCCCATGCGGTCATCATGGCAGCGATCTTCGGGACAGAGGAGGAGCGCCTGGGAAAACCGGACCCGGCGGGGATGAAGGGAAACCGCGAGAGCGCGGTAAACTCGCCTTCGCCGGTTTCTACGGGACTGGAGCCGTTATCGGGCTCAGCGCCGACGACGTCGACCGAACCAGCCTCTGGCAGTTCCACGCGCAGTCGGAAGGCTACCGGAAGGCGCACCAAAGTGAAGAAGACGCAGCCAAGGAACTGAGCCCGGACGAGGTCGACGAGCTGGCGGCTTGGGTCAGTCCATAAAAAGACTATCAGGCAGGCAAGTTATGGAGCCGTAGCCGGTTTGTTCGTCGAACGTGCCGAGGGCAGTGGCTACTTCTTTAAGCTCGCGTTTCCTGCTCTCGCATTCCCTCTTTGAGAGCCCCTTGGCTGAAACCCGCTCCGTATTCCCGAGAGCTTGGACGAGGCGGTAGGTTTCGGATGATGCGACCTTCCGATCTTTGCCTCCGTCATCGGTGCCGAACATTAGCCAAAGAAAAAACCCGGCAAAAACAACGATGATTATAGGCATTCTCTCGATCTCCCTCGGCTCGCGACGGGTGAGAATGTTCGTGATTTTCCCGTTTGTCGAGCAGGATAAAGGAAGTCCATGGCCATCACCGCCGAACAGTTGATTTTTCAGCTCACCGCTAAGGTTTCGGGCTTCGAAAATGAAATTTCCGCAGCTGCCAGTATCTTTGACCGAGCTGCGGCGAAGATCGAAAGCGGATTTTTGCGCATGGACAGGCGCATCGAGCAGTCGTCTCGCGCCAACGCGTCGAATGTCAAAGCCATGGTCACGGCAATCACGGGCGCGCTCGGCGTGCGCGAAGTTGCTCAGTATGCCGACGCCTGGACAAAGGCAAAGAACGCGCTTGTCTCGGCCAAAGTGCCCGCGCAGGCGCAGGCTTCCACGATGGAACGGCTCTTCAAGCAGTCGCAGGATTACAGCGTCCAGCTCAATTCGCAGGTGTCGCTATACGGTCAGGTTAGCCGAGCTGCTGCTGGCCTGACCGACAATACCGACGATGTATTCCGGTTCACGGAGGCCGTCGCCGCCGGGCTCAAAGCAGACGGTCGGTCGGCCTCGGAGGCCTCCGGCGCCTTGCTCCAGTTGGGACAGGCACTCCGTTCGCCGATCATTCAGGCGGAGGAGTTCAATTCGCTTATCGACGGAGCGCCTTCTCTCCTGGAGGCCGCTGCGAACGGTATCGCTCGCTTCAACGGTGATCTCGGTGCGCTGATTGCTGCCGCAAAGGGCGGCGACCTCGCCAGCCGCGAATTCTTCGAGGGCGTCATCAAGGGTTCCAATGAACTGAAGGCACGCGTTGGGCAGTCGGCTGACACGTTTGAAGGTGCATTCGTTCGGATCGAAAACGCACTCACCCGGTATATCGGTCAGACCGACGAGGGGCTTAGCGCGTCGCAGCGGCTTATCGCAGGCCTCAACGCCTTCGCCGATGACTTCGACAACCTGGCCGATACCGCCCTCAAGCTCGCAGCGGTGATTTCCGGTGCTTTGGTCGGGCGCGCGATCGGCGGGATGATCACCACCATCCCTATCGCCATCGTATCCGTGCGCCTTCTGATGCTGGCATCGTCCGGCGCCGCCAGCGCTGCTTCGTTCATGGCTGCCAACTTCGGCGGCGCAACGCGCGCCATTGCCGCGACGACAGCGGCCTCCCGGGCATTCAAGATTGCCGCAGTTGGCCTGTTGGCTGGGCCTATCGGCGCAATTCTTGGCGGCGTCGTGACGACATTCGTAGCGTTCTCGGATCAGATATTCACGGCTGGGGAAAATACGGAAGCCGCTGCCGCGAAAGCTGACCGCTATGCCGCCGCGCTTCGCCGGATCGAAGGTGCCGCCGACGGCGCCGGCGATGCCGTAGAGAAAAGCGGGAAGAAGTTCCTTCAGAGCGAAGTCCGCCGCCTCAAAGAGGCGCTGAAAACCGATGAGGAGGCCTACTCTGCCGCGGCTGATGCCGTCAGGAAGGAGGTGGATGCGTACCTCAAGTCCTTGCAAGAAGCAGAGGCGGAGTACGGCGATGATCCAAAGTTCAAGGCTCACGTTGCCGGGCTCAAGGCCATTCGCGCGGGACTGGATGGCACAGCCGACGGCGCGGATAGGGCAGAACAGGCACTTGCCAAATTGCTCAATGAAAACGATGGCGAGTTCCAGCCTCTTGCCGACGCGCTCAAACTTCTGATCCAAGACCTCAAGGTCTATGCGAGCCTCATCGCTGAAAGCACCGACGGACTGAAGGAAATGGCCGCGGCCCGTCAGAAGCTGACCGGTTTCCGGTCGGAGAGCCGTGAGGAGGCTCAGCGTGCGCGGCAGGCTGAGGCCTTCCTGAACGAGCAAAAAGCTCTGGAACTCCGGACCTCTCGGGAAAAGGAAATCGCCAGCCTCGCCGAAAAATACATGAAGGAGGCGACCGAAGCGGCGAAGGCCTCGAAGAACGCTGGCCTCGCCATCACGAAAGCGGAGGCGGAAGCGAAGGCACGAGAGACGGTCAGCGCGAGAGAGACGCAGGAAGGTTTCGAGGGCGCGGTCTCCGGCTATGTCGGCCGTGTCGTCGGCGCGGAATCCGGTGGCGACACTGCGGCGAAAAATCCGAACAGCTCAGCGACGGGCCTTGGGCAGTTCATCGAGAGCACCTGGCTCGCGATGTTCAAGAAGCATTTCCCCGGCGAGGCTTCCGGCATGACGGATGCTGCCATCCTGGCGATGCGGACGGACGCCGCGAAGTCTCGCACCTTGATCGAGGCCTATGCCCGCGAGAATGCCGCCATCCTCCAGAAGGCCGGGATCTCCGTCAACGATGCCGCTGACGAATACAAGTTGCAGCTTGCCCACTTCCTCGGGCCGCAGGGTGCAATCAACGTCCTGAAGGCCGCGCCGGGTACGCTCGCGTCGGCCGTTCTGCCGGCGGCTGCGGTCAAGGCAAACCCGACCATCCTGGGCGGTGGCCGGACAGTCGACGACGTCATCGCCTACGGTCAGAAGCGGGCCGGCCAGACCTCCAGCGGAACCGAGCGGATCGATGCGCGCGACAACTTCGCAAAAAGGCTCGAGGAGCAGCGGGCCTATATCGAGACCCTGAAGGAGGAGACCGGACTTCGTGCCGGGATCAATCCGCTGGTCGACGATTATGGGCAGAAGCTCTCCACGCTTCAGGCGGCGCAACAGCTCTTTGCCGACGCGCAGCGCGAAGGCACCGACGCGGGCAAGGAGTTGACAAGTGTCCAGCAGCTTCTCAAGGGCGACCTTTCGAAACTGTCGCCGGTTGCGCGGGAGCAGGCACTGGCGATGCGGGCGCTGGCGGAAGAGACGGGAACCGCCGAGGCGGCTGGAAACCGGTTGATCGAATCGCAAGCCGACCTGAAGGACCGGATGGCGGAATCGTCCGCGTTCGGGAAGGACGTCCTGGGCGGGTTCATCCGCGATCTGCGAGAGGGCGAGTCCGCCACCGATGCGTTGGCGAACGCGCTGGACAAGGTCGCCGACAAGCTGCTCGACATGGCGCTCGATGGCCTCTTCAACACGAACGGCGGGGGCGGCGGCTTCCTTGGCAACATCTTCGGCAGCCTCTTCGGTGGGGGGTTCAAATCCAACACGACCCTCGGCGACTTCCTGACGAAGGGTTATTCCTCCGGCACGGCCAATACGGGCGGTGCGCGCGGAAAACCGGCCGGCGTCGTGCATGGGCAAGAGGCGGTCATTCCGTTGCCTTCCGGTGGCAAGGTGCCGGTGCAGCTTTCAGCGCCGAACCTCGCTCCCCTGCCGCTCCATGCCCCCGATCTCTCCGGCTATGGTCGGTCGTCGCCGGAAATCCGCTATGTTGAGGTGCCGTATGTCGCCGAGATGGCCGCAACCGACAACGGCGAGATGATCAGCCGCTTTCGCCGGATCAGCCAGGAGGAAATCGGCTCGGCGACGCCGCAGATCGTGGGCAAGTCGGTTGCCGCCGTGGGCAAGCGCGCCCGCTCCACGAAATCCTACCTGGGCTGATCATCATGGTGAAAGTCTATGCCTGGCCGCCGGTCGGCGTGATTGCACGCAACTGGACGATGGAGCTGCCAACCAGCCGGTCGAAAAGCATCATCACCGGACAGGAATATGTCAGCGCATCGCAGCGCCGGCGCAAACTCGCCACGGTGGAAGTGTCCGGGCGCCGCCACTACGGCTCCGGCTATATGGAAGCGCTGTGGCGGCTTATGGATGGCGGCGTGCACCTCGTCTACATGACCTCCTGCCGCATTCCTTGGGGCAATGTCGATGTCTATACGAGCGTGCGAACGCGTAGGGAAGTCGAGTGGGAGGAGCCTCCGGCCATGATCGGCTGGACGTACCCCGGCGCCGATATCATCTGGTTTGCTCCCGTCGAGCTTCCGGCTGTCTATTCTGTCGTGCTCGGCGTGCCCACGCTGACCGTCTCCAGCCTGCCACCAAACGCGCTCGTCGCACTGCCGGGCGAGTTCCTCACCATCCATGGTCCCGGTGGCGAGGAAGAAACCATCATGATCGCCAATCCGGCGCGCTCTGACGCGTCGGGGGTGGCTGCGATCCGCCTCGTCAGCGTTCCGACGATCAGCGGCCCGGTGAGTATCGGCACGCAGGAGGTCGGTGTCTTCCGGCTGCAAACCGACTGGCCCCGGGCCATGCGCAGCGCGTCACAGGAAAGCTACACGCTCGAATTCCGCGAAGTCTTTGAAGACGAGACGGACGGCTTTGTCGGGGTCAATCCATGGATCTAGTTCGCGGCGTCGATCCTGAAATGCTGGCGGCGATGGCTGGCCCGTTCTTCACCATTGGCTTTGCGTTCCTCGACTGGCCCGACGCCCCGGTCTACGCACATAGCGGCGTCGGAACGATCGCGTGGGACGGACACGATTGGATCGGCGTCGGTATTTTGGGAAACATCGAGATCCCGCCAGAAACGGCCGGTGTTGCGGCTGTCGAAGCGATGCTGTCGCTTGCCGGCATGACAGCGGAAATCGAAGGCTATGCCGATGACGAGATCCGCAACAGGACGGTGGAAATATACCTAGGTGCCGTCGCAGCTCGGCCGGGCGATCCGGGCGGAACGACGCTGCGCGGCACGCCGGTCTCGCTTTTTTCAGGGGTGATGGACGGCCTGTCCCTCCTGGCATCGCGTGGCGAAAAGGGTGTGACGCACGCGGCGCAGATACCGGTGGCGACCGGCCCGTCTGCCCGATCTGCGGCGACCATCTACCATACCGACGAAGACCAGCGGAGCCGGCATCCGCTCGACACGGCCGGCCGGAACGTCATCCTCTCCTTTGCGCGGGCGCAAAAGACGACATGGCCGGAGACCTGACCCCGGACGCCGTCATGGAGGCGGTGGAGCGCATCATGTCGGTGCGGTCGGAGTGGGGCTCTACGGATTGCTGCTTTGCCGCCTGCGACGTGTTCGCGGATCTCCACGGCATAGATCCGATGGCACCCGTTCGCGGCAGCTACGTCGATGTCATCGGTGCGGCGCGGCTCCTCAAAAACTACGGCGGGTTTGCCTCCATGGCGGTGGCCCTTGCGGGGGCGGCCGGGCTGATCGTCAGCGACGGGCGGACAGGCGACATCGGGCTGTCCTCGGCCGGCGTGGGGATGGGCCCGGAGCGCCGTTGCCTGCTGATCTGCGCAAAGCCCGGTGTGTGGGCCGGAAAGACGGAACTTGGATATGGCATCATTCGAAATGCGGAAAGGTCTTGGCGTGCGTAGGTTTCTGCTCGCATCCACCATCCTTTTCGGCATGGCAACGCCGGCCTATGCGGAGCTCACCACGCTCATCGTTGGAATCAGTACGTGGTTCACGGCGACGTTCGGCGCAACGCTCGGCGGTATCCTGTTGAACCTCGGTGCGTCCTTGCTCCTGTCAACGGTGAGCGCTTTGCTGCGCGGGAAGCCGAAACAGAGCGACGTGATCCGAGAACTTCAGCAGCCGACCAGCCTGCCGGTCTGGCGATTTGCCTATGGTTCCGGGTGGGCTCCGGGCACGCCGGCACCTGTGCGCGTGAAGGGCAAACACATCTACGCGTGCTACATCCTCAATTCCCGCCCGAGCGCCGGCCCGTTCACGGTGTTTTTCGACAAGCGAGAGGTGGAAGCGGCCGGCGATCCCTATGATTTCAGCGGCCCCGGCGCCACCGCGACGAACGACCCGTTCGCGGGCCATTGCTCCTACTGGATCGGCCGTGGGGACCAGACCACCGCGCCGGCGGCATTCGTGACGGATGCACCGGAGTACTTCAAGGACACGGATGCCTGGACTGGCCTTACTGTCATCTGGCTGAAACTTCATTCCGGCGGCAACAAGGATCGTGTCGCGCGCTGGCCGGCAACGCCTCCGGAAGTCATGGTTGACGGTAACTGGTCGCTGCTCTGGGACCCTCGCGACCCGGCGCAAGATCCTGACGACCCGTCCACATGGGCTTTTTCGAAGAACCAGGCGCTCGCCACGCTCGACGCCCTCCGGAAAAACCCGTTGCGGCCCTACGATGTGCGCAACCTTTGGGTCGAAACCTTTGCCTGGGCAGCCGATGCGGCGGATGAGGCGGTTCCGGTCAAGGCCGGCGGCACGATCCCGCGGTATGAGGCGAACGGCATTCTGGTCTTCTCTGACGGGTCTGAGCTTGAGGACCAGGTGCAGCCGCTCGCCGATGCTGGCGCTTCGAGGTTTATGCGTGTCGGCGGCAAGTTGGGCTTGATCCCGGGTATCTGGAGCGAGCCCGTCGCCACCATCACCGACATGCTCGACGATCAGGATATGTCTTTCAATCGATATCGGCCATCGTCGGAACTCCTGACGGCTGTCACGGCGCGGTACATCTCGCCGTTGCGCGCTTATGAGGACGCCAGCACGCCGGTCTATACGATTGCCGGAGCACAGGCAGAAGACGGCGGGCCGGAGAAGCTCGGCACATTCGATCTGCGTTTCATCACAGATCATCGGCAGGGGCAGCGCGTGGCAAAAATCCTTGGGCTGCGCACCCGCATGCAACGGAGCCTCGGCGGTGCGCTTCCGCCATCGGCCTTCAATCTGGTTGCCGGCTCAACTGTCACGGTCGACTTGCCGGCGCCCTACCATCGTCGCAACGGCACCTACGAGGTCGAGGAAATCCACCCCGGCGCAGCGCCTGTCGGCGTCGAGGACGGTTCCGTCGCGCTCATGTGTCCGGCTTCGCTTCGGGAGACATCGCCGGCCGTCTATGCCTGGGATGCTGCGACGGAAGAGAAGGAAGTCGCGATCGAGGAATGGGAGCCGGAAGTCGGCGGCGTCAAGGTGCCGGGGGCTATCACGCTTCTCAGTGATGCATCCACGGCCATCATTACCGGCGGCTCGACGTTGGCGCGCGTGCGCTTCAGCTTCCCTCCATCCTTGTCGTCCTCGGTCATATCGTATGAGTGGCAGTATCGGAGGGATGCGGACCTCTGGCAAACCGGCGGATTGATAGATGCCGAAATGCTGGATGGCGGCGGCGATGTGTTCGGGTTTTTGTTGCCGGTCGTCGTCGGATCTAATTACACGATCCGGGTGAGGGCCGTTTCTCCGGTCGGCGCGTCGGAGTGGGTGGAATCCTCGCCGATCGTCGCTTCCGCTGGCCCGTACTCGGCAGGGCCGCCCACGCCTGTCAGCGCGATTGGCGGTTCTGGCCAGATCTCGGTGACGTTCAAGGCACCTAACGCCGTCAGCTACGACGCTATGGAGATATGGGTCGCCACGGTCAACAACTCCGGCGCGGCCTCCCTATTGTTCGGGCCGATCTACGGTTCCGCAAATGCCACGGTGACGGAAATCCAGGCCGGTCTCGGCTCTGGCGTCACGCGCTACTACTTCGGCCGATCCATCGACAAGAACGGCAACGCATCGCCGTTCAGCGCCTCGGTCAGCGCCACCACCACCTAATCCCGCAAATCTAAAAATCCGAAAACTGGAGATAGCCATGGCTCTCGCTCCTTATGTCCTCCCGGTGGAAGCCCGACCAGGAGGCAAACTGCTTGCGCGCAAAGATCATCACGAGAATGCCGTCAACGAGAAGCTTTTCGCCCTTGAAGACGCTATTGACGCCGTCGCTGGGCAAAAGCCGGTCTTTACCCTTGACCTGGCAACCACCGGAAATGTGACGCTCTCCGGCGAGCAGACGATCGATGGCACATTGACGTCGACGTCCACGGTGATGGTCGGTACGAACACTGACAAGAAGCAAAATGGTCCGTACATGACGGGTTCTGGGGCGTGGACCCGCCTTGCTGCCTACGATACCGGAGCGGAATTGTATGGGCAGGGCTTTTTCATCAAGTCCGGTGCGACCAAAGGTGGCCTGACATATGCCCTTCAAGGCACGGCCGTTCCTGTCGTGGGCGTCGACAATCTCGTCTTTGACGTTGTCGCCAAGCAGAACACGAGCAAACCCGGCGCCCTCGATGCGCTGCGGGCCAAGGCGAACGCGCAGGCGACCGCCTCGTCGATGAACCTGACGACGGCGACCGGTGATCTTGTGCCGTGGACGGGGACGACAACGGTCAACAGCGTGACGCTCGGTGAATCGCTGCAGCGCCTCGTGATCGCGACGGACCCGTTCACCATCAATGTCAGCAGCACCCTGATCGGTGACAACGGCGGGCTGCCCGTGCAGGTGCGGCCGAACGACCTCCTGCACTTCACCGGCGATACCGGGTCGGTTGTCCGGTTCTCGCGCCTGGCGGCGGCGCGTGATGTTTTCGAAACGCTGGATCCGGTAACCCTCTTCGGCAACATGGATAGCGTCGGCCGTGCTGGCTTCGCCGTTCTTCGCCATGCCCGCGGCGGCTTTGTCATGGTCGGCGGACAGGCTTCCGTCCTTTCTCCGGAGGATCGTTCCGGCGAGAAGGTGGTCGCATGGGCCGGTGCAATCGACAAGTTCGGCCGGCCGGCGATCTGGCTCGACCATAGCGGCGGCATTCATACCAAAAGCGGGTCCATCTACCCGGGCGGTAGCTCCGGCGGCGGATCGTTTGACGAGAGCGAGATTGCGGCCTTCGACAGTTGGGCGCTGGCTCAGTCGGCGTTGGTGAAGGCAAACGGCAACCCCGGGCTCCAGCGCTTTGTCCCGGGCAAGGCGCATGTCGCGCTCTATGGCCAGTCGCTTTCCGCTGATGCCGTCGGCCATCCCTTGCGCCACACGACCGCGCTCTATGATGCGATGATGCTTGGGACCAGCATCTATTCGAGCAGCGCGGCGAGCGCCAGCTTCCTGCCGTTCGGCTCCACCGTGCTCAACACCTACGCCGGAACCGTGCTCAACAGCGCGGGCAACGCACTGCTCGACGCAACACAGGTCGAGGCGCTGGACTGGATGGATGGTGCTTGCGGTTCCGACCAGGCGACGGGCTTTGCCGACTTCGCGAAATTCCTGTGGCTCCAGCGCCAGTCGATGGGTAGCGATGCCAGCCGGCGCTTCGTCATGACCTCGACGGGCCGGGGCGGGCGCAACATCGCCGAGCTGTCCAAGACCACGACGTTTTATGACAGGACGGTCGACGCGGCGAGCAAGATCAAGGTGCTCGACGCCGCCTCCTACATGCTGGCGTTGCTCTGGACGCAGGGCGAGGCGAACGTCGGCGAGGGCACGACGCAAGCGGCCTACTATGCCGCTGCGCGGCAGCTCTTCGACGACTTCGACGCCGATATCGCCACGGCCGTCTACGCGCAGGCCCGCAAGCCGGTCAAACTGCTGCACCAGACATCGAGCCGGTGGGTAACGGACGCCACCAACCAAGCTGTGCAGATGGCACAGTTGCAGCTCGGCGAGGACTTCGGCGACGTCGTGGTGGTCGGCCCGACCTACCACTATCCCAACAAGACCGAGGCGGACGGGCATCTCGACGCGAACGGCTACCTCTGGAAAGGGCTCGACCTCGCCAAGGTGCTCGACCGCGTCATCTACCAGGGCGAGGGCTGGCAGCCGCTCAAGGTCATCAAGGCGGTTCGCCGCTCGAATGAAATCCTGCTGATGTACAACGTGCCTGCGCCGCCGCTGCAGTTCAAGGACGTGCTCGCCGGCTATGCGCTGACCAACTACGCCAACCGCGGCTTCAAGGTGACGGATGGCGGCGGCGCGACCGTCGGCATTTCCTCCGTCGCGATCGTCGGCGATGCCACCATCCGGATCACGCTGTCCTCGGTGCCCTCTGGCACGGCCAAGGTCTGGTACGCCAGCCAGACCACGGCAGGGCAGGGCAATGTCTTCGACAGCGACGCGACGCCGGCAATCTACAACTGGCTCTATTTGCCCTCGGCTGGCGACGACGCGGCGGTCAATGTCGCCTCCTACGTCGACAAGCCCTTCCCCCTCAACAATGCAGCCTGCGTCCAGACGATTGACGCCGTCGTAGCCTAAAGGAGACCACCCATGGCAAATCAAGGCGCCCTGATCGGCCGCACGCTCGGGGCATCGTACGATGACAGCCCGACGATCTTCCCGGGCTTCAACAACGATTTCAGCGACGGGATGTACCTGTTTCAGGGCAACGAGGCGCAGGCGACACGCAACCGGGCGCCGGGCGGCGTGGGCACATCGCTCACGAAGGTCGGCGACGTCGTCTTCAACGGGGCCTACGTCTCCGGCGTGCCGATGTCGGCGTACTTCGAATCCCTGCATGCCGAGGTGGGAACCTACACGGCGTGGGGGATCATCGCATCCGACGATACATTCGTCGGAGGCACGCACCAGCCGGCAGCGTTCGGCAATTTCAACGGCTCCAGTGGATCGTCGATCTGGATCAACAACCACTCCTCTTTGCCCGCGCCGGCCGCCCGGTTGCGCAACAACATGTATACGACAGGCGGCAACAACCAGGCGATCGTCAATGTCGTCGACATGACGAAGTGGACCTTTGTTGTTTCCAAGGTCTCTGCTGTTCTCTCCAGGATCGAGGACAAAACGAACGGCTTTTTCGGCGACGCTACTTTGCCAACCGGTACGCGCGTCCTTGCCGCCCGGAACATGCGGTTCCTTTCCACCTACTCGCCATCTCTCACCGGAACCATTAAGGCCGCCGCGCTGGGCTATCTTCCGAACCGCATACCGACGGACGCGGAAATCAATGGGCTCTATGCGCTGATGAAGGCCTACATGGCTCAGCCCGGCATCGGCATCACCATCTAGGAAAACCACAATGGCAAACCGCAAGCGCATTAAGCTTGGGGTCGTGGCCAGTCATAAATGATTGAGACCGGGGAGCGCCTCGTGCACTCACCCGGTCCCTCTCACGGTCGTGTCAGTGGGCATGCACCAACCGCTCGCCTGTAACGCGTTACCCAATAATCAGTTCCACCACATGGACACTCCATGACAACGACCCTGCAGGTATAGGAGCGGCTAAAGTCCGAATAGCCCCGTCGCATAAAGAGCCAGCAAGGCGGGCAAAACAACCGTCGCCAGTATCGCGGCAGCTCCAGTCAGCCACTTGATTGAATTCGCGCGTCGGGCGCGCTGCTCATCCCACTCATAGACCATTGGCACCTCCCACCTCTGCCTGAAATCAACCACAGGCCGCAGGGCGTGTCGAGTCGTCCGAAAGATATAGGAAAACAACAATGGCAAACCGCAAGCGCACCACGCTTGGGGTCGTGCACGTCACTGCCACGCCTCCGGGCTGGGACAAGGGCGTTGCCGGCATCCGGGCAATCCACAAGGCTCAAGGCTGGTCGGACATCGGCTACAACGAGATCATCAATCCGGACGGCCGGGCGGAGATGGGCCGCGGGCGGCTGGCGATTGGCGCTCATGTCGCCGGCTTCAATTCGATCGCTTACGGCCTAGCAATGGTCGGCGGCGTCAACGCCTCAGACAAGCCGGACATCAACACGATCAAGGATCGGCAGTTCGCCACGCTTCTACGGCGCATGCGAGAAATCACTAGTGATTTTTCGGATATCGAGTGGTGCGGCCATCGTGACCTGTCGCCCGACAAGAACGGCAATGGCGTGATCGAACCGTTCGAGCACCTTAAGGCTTGCCCCTGCTTTGACGTCATCCCATGGGCGGCAGAACACGGCCTGCCGGTGGCCGATATCAAGGGCACATGGAAGCCGATCGTGCTTGAGCCGGCGAGCGCACCGGTGCTCGAAGGTCCGGACACCCGCACGGCCTATCTCCAGCGCCTCCTCTCGCGCGGCGGTTACGCCATCGGCCCGATCGACGGGATTATCGGCAAGAAAACCCGCGCCGGCATCCGTGCCTTCCAACTCGCATCGGGCATCGACCAGACCGGCGAGTTCGACGCGCCGACGGTCGCACGCCTCCGTTCCATCTTTGAAGCCAAGGCTGCGGCCTGATCACGAAAGGAAATGACCATGGGTAAGATTTCGAAGGCTCTCGGCGCCGGTGCCGGCGGCGTTCTTGGCGGTCTCGCGGTGCTGCCGTTCGCGCTGCCGGAAAGCACGCCCTGGTGGGGCACGATTGCTGCCTATGCGGCGGTGATCCTCCTGCCGGCCGTCGCCGCCTACCTCGCTCCCAAGAATGCATCCTGAACGAAAGGGCTGAGTGATGACGCCAGCAGAACTCTTCGACCTCCTCGGAATCAAGGCGAGCGTGGTGCTTGCCGGCCTCTCCGGCGGCATCCTGCGGGCTCTGTCTCGTCGGTCCTACAAGGTCCGCGAACTGGTAGCGTCACCGATCTGCGGTGCCCTGGCGGCCGGCTATCTGACGACGCCGGCCGTGCACTATCTCGGCGTCGTCAACTGGCCTCTGCCACCCGATGAGATCGCCGCGCAGCATGCCGCTGCGTTCCTGATCGGCGTCTCTGCTATGTGGATCAGCGATGCACTGTTCGAGTTCGTCGTACGGCGGTTCAAGCCGACCATCACCGACTAAAGCTCGTCGCACCGGGCGTTGGGCTAGCGTTTATTAGATACGACAGCCCGCATAAGCCGGCCGATATACGCAACATCTTCACGAACGGTCGCCGTTCTGAGGGCCGGCTTGCCTTCCTTGTCCGGCGCGCTGATCGTGAGGGTGATGTGCGCTCCCTTTATATGCGGTTTGATGGTCAGGATTTTTTCGGAATCGAGCAATATTGGGGAGTTGTTCTCAGTCGTTAACTGAAGCCAAGCCATGGGTCTATCTCCGCACTGGGTATTCGGCGAATTCGCGAGGTAATTTTCCCTTCGGACGCCGATCGACTACACCCATACGGCTAAGGCAGTAAATATATTCGAAACAGGGTTTTCTTGTTTTGGAATCACTAATGTAATTTGCTTCCAACCGGCGCGGATCGGTGAACGTTAGACCGGACTTATTCGGGGTCTCATGCGAGCTCATAAGGATGAGCCTTTGGGTTACCGGTCTGGCAGCAATGGTGCTTGCGGTGACGTTCAGCGACGCACTGAAGCGCATAGGTATGGTGTTGATCGGCAAGGGGTGAAGGGGCGCATGGCACCCACGGCATTGTGCCTCTCCAGTATAGCCGTACCGGCCCTCTAAACCCCCGATGGTAAATCTTTAATAGAATTCGCTCATCCTATTACTCTGGCTTTGGGGGCTTCCGAATGAATCAGCTTTGGTTTGGGGATAATCTTACAATCCTTCGCGAAGAGGTCGCCTCCGAAAGTGTCGATCTCATCTATCTCGACCCACCGTTCAATAGCAATGCGAACTACAACGTACTGTTCCGAACACCGTCCGATGAGGCGGCCGGCGCTCAAGTTGAGGCATTTCGCGATACATGGACTTGGGGCAATGAGGCTCAGTGGGCACTCGACGAGATCATGATAACCGGTGGCCCCGTAGCCACGATTATTCATGCACTGCATTCTGCGATCGGAGAAAGCGACATGATGGCCTACCTGGTCATGATGTCGCAGCGACTGTCGGAATTGCGTCGCGTGCTTCGAAGTACCCGGATCGCTTTACCTGCATTGTGATCCTACGGCGAGCCATTACCTCAAGATCATCATGGACTCCGTTTTCGGTCCGACACGGTTTCTCAGTGAGGTGATATGGAAAAGGACCAGCGCGCACAGCAGCGCGCGCCGATACGGTCCTATCCACGATGTCATCTTGTTTTACGGAAAGTCCCCGGACTTCAAGTGGAACCATCAATATCAACCATATGACCAAGAATACCTCGATCGCTTCTTCGATCAGACTGACGATGAAGGTCGGAAGTGGAAGCGATCAGATCTCACCGGCGCTGGCACAAGAAATGGCGAAACCGGCAAGATTTGGCGGGGGCTTGATGTGACTGCAAAAGGGAGGCATTGGGCTTACCCACCCGCCAAGCTTGAGGAGCTAGACGCCGCTGGCCGAGTCCATTGGCCGAAAAAAGAGGGCGGGATGCCTCGGCTGAAACAATATCCGGAGGATCTTCCTGGCGTTCCTCTTCAGGACATATGGTCGGATATCAGGCCTCTGCATAACCTTGCGGCCGAACGACTGGGATACCCAACCCAGAAACCACAGGCGCTGCTGGATCGGATTATAAAATCATCTTCAAACGCTGGCGAGGTCGTACTTGATCCGTTTTGTGGATGTGGCACTACGGTTGCGTCCGCTCACGCGAATGATCGCCAATGGATCGGAATCGACGTCGCATTTCATGCAATCAAAGTAATTGAAGATCGCATCCTGCGTCAGAGTTCCCTTGCTCAATTTGAGGTCGGCGGCGTTCCCCGTGATTTTGAAGGCGCGCAGAGGCTCGCATCAAATGATAAGTATCAGTTTCAGTGGTGGGCAAACTATCTGGTTGGGGTGCAAGCCTTAAAGGAGATCAAGAAGGGGCCGGATCGCGGGATCGACGGCCAGATGTATTTCATGAACGGCCCGCGAGGCTGGGGAAGGGTTTTGACGTCAGTGAAAGGCGGCCAACATGTCGGCAGCAAGGATGTCCGTGAATTCAAAGCAGTCATCGATCGAGAACGGGCAGAGATGGGCCTTTTCATATGCCTCAATGAACCGACGCGTGACATGAATACGGAAGCCGCTGCATTCGGTTTCGTTCAGACGGCACACGGCCATCTCCCGAAGCTACAGATCGTTTCGATAGCTGAGTGGTTCAGGGGGAAACGTCCTCACCTTCCGTCCTTGGGCCACATATCTCGAGAGTTTTTCGAGCCCGAGAAGCGTGCGAAGCAGAAAAAAGGCCGCGTTCCCGATCCTTCCGCACCAGAGTTCAAATTTTCCTTTCCGGGAACAAAAGCCGGCAGTACGGTCGTGCATTTCAATCCTTCGGCGATAAAGGCCGAAAGCCTCTGAACTTCGCGGCTATTTGGATCGGCGATGCGGTGTTCGAATATGTGACACGGTCGTTCAAGCCGCTCAAGCGAGGGAGGTGAGGGGGAGAAAAAAGGCGCGCTCCTCGGTTGACCGAAGCTTCACCATTCCGCATCCGGGTTCTGGATGAACAGCGGCACCTCCGCATGTGGACCGCCTGCGGCTCGAAGTATGTCCATGCATCGCTTGCGCTCTTGCTCGATGCCGTCCAACACCATTTCCACTGGATCCTTTTGACCGCGCGCCAGGTGTTTCGCTGTTATAGCCCACGCCGTTTTGTGAGACGATGTGCGAAAGATTCTCTTCGTGCTCTCCACGTCGCGCCTCCTGCTTGATTTGGGCAACTACCTTCGTCCTCGATCCTTGCGCGAGGGTGGCCAGATTGCTGTTTTTAATTAAACGCCCGCCGGCCTGAAACAGGATCGTCGCCGGGCAATGGCTAGCGGATATACACCCCCAGCCTCTTCCGCCTCCCGGATCGAAGCCTTCTGCTCCGCCGCGGGCTTCGCCGACTTTTCCACGCGCCAAACAAAAGCCCCGCCGAAGCGGGGCAAGGCATGCGGAGCCAGAGACGCGCCCACCTCCCAGCGGGCAAGGGGGATTTTACCACGGGCGGTGCTCGTGCAAAAGATCACAAATGAAGGTCCGATCCTTCGCCTTCAGGTATATCTTTAATGCCGCGGCGTCCTCAGTGAAGGCGTAGCACTGAGCGAAACGGAACGGTGGCGACGACCTTTCCACGGTTGTCGGAGATTTCGAACTGCTGGCCGTCCAGGACTTCATCAGCCATCAATAGCTCAGCGATCATTTCTTTCGCAGCCAATCTGGCGTCAATTACGGCAAGTTCAACGGTTGGAAAGTCGGTTCCCTCAGGATCGACCTCGAGCTCTTCCCCTTACGAATGTGAAAGAAGTATTTTGGCATCCGGTCCCTCCGCCGGACGTGAATGTGAGATTTAACGTATTGTTCCGATTATTTGCCCACGGGCCCGACAAGGCGGGAGACCGCTTCGGGGGTCTCAGCAGTCTCCCTATTCCCGGGCGGGACTTGAGGCGCCCGGGTATTCGTGACGGAAGCCGTTCGGAGGGATGGGCTTCCCGCTCCGCAGCTTCTGGTCCGCGTCGCAGCAAGCACCACATTTATATATCGGCGCAGTCGTGAAACGAAAGGGGCCGCTCCCAGGGACGTGAAGGGGCTCCTGTGCGGTCTTCGATTGGGGGACCAAATGCTCATTGGAGACCGGGCAACCGCGCGTCAACAACCGTGATCGCGTCCGCTTGTTCCCTTGGCCATATTTTATTCCACCTGCTGCATCACGACGGCGTCAGCCGGCGCTGCTACCCCGCCACGCGGGCTTACTGCGGCGTCAACGTGTTCCGTCTGCACGCTTTGTGTCCAACACGATCTTGATGGTCCTGATCATCTCCGCGGCATCAAGAAGCAACTCCTTAACTTCCTGATCCGATAGCCTCCCTACAAAACCTGTTGCGCTTATAAGGCTTAGACTGGACTGCCGATATTTTTCGACCTCTTCACCAATTTCCTCGCGGGCTTCGAGAATGGTGACGTAGGCACGACCAAGTAGGCGAACCCGCTCGGCGTCAGCCACATCCCCGACCTTATTGGCCGCACGAATTAATTCTGCAATAAATGCTGATGGGGGTGCCATGACCAGAGTATCAATTTCCGACCAAGCCAAGCACCGACAGCGTCACGTAGCCGAGCACGCATAACCACGCGATCTGTGTTGCGGCTACCGCCCCCAAAATTAGCTTCATCATAATTTGCGCCTCAACTGACTATCCCTCCTATCAAGCGTCAAGGACGGCTGCTTGGCAAGAGTTGGCAATGACCTCGCGCCACGCGCTCAGCCTCATTAACCAGGTGCGGTTCGAAGGCCGGCAATGCTGTGGAAAAAAGCCCCGCACAGTGGCGGGGCAAGAAGGCGACACGCTAGGCTCAGTATCGCCGGGAGAGCCAGAGAGGACTCGGCCTTAGCTTAGCCATTTGCCGGCCGGGGGGAAGGTCCGATTCCGTCAATCCGGTACGGTTCACAAAAAAGCCCGCCGGTGAGGGCGGGCTGGATGGGGTGCCATTCAATTAAGGCCAGTCGTTTCCCTTGCACGTGCGTATCTCCATCAGGCAATATTCCTGTATTGCGGCTGATTAACCTGTCTGTCGCGCGCTGCGGCGGCGGTTCGGCCTATGCGAACTTTGCGGAAATCGCTAAACGTCTCGCCGGAGAAGTGGGGGGTAGGATGGTCCGAGGCAGGAAACAGAAACGAGGCGACCTGGTTAGGATCGACATTGGTGATGGAAAGCAATTTTTTGCCGTCGCCCTGACAAGCCCGCTCTTCGCATTTTTCGAAGGCGTTTCCGAACATGAACACCCGTCCGCAATCGCCGGAGATCACCCAATCCTTTTTAAGCTTGCCGTGATGGACAGCGCTGTGAGGTCAGGACGGTGGCCTGTTATCGGAAAGGTTGATGAAGCGACGGTATCCTCATTGGAGAATATCGTGTTCTTCAAACAAGATTCGATTTCAGGCAAACTATCAGCCTACAATCCCATCACGAATATCGAGTCTCAGTTAAGCTTCGACGAGGCCGATAGCCTAGAATGCACGGCAGTTTGGAGTGCTGAGCATGTCGAAGACAGGCTTCGTGATCATCTCAGTGGCGTTCCCAACAAGTGGTGGGCATCAATGCGGCCCCGAAAGTAGCCAAGAGACAATATCGAGAATGTCCGCTTCTGTTCAGGGCTCTCCGATCCCCGTTAAGGCCGCAGTCTATTCCATCACCGGAATTTCGCCTGCCTGAAACAAAATCGAAGGCGGGCCATAATCCCCTAGCGTCGGGTCCGCATCGCGGCTCCAGGCCAGCACGCCGGCATAATGGCTCGCCATGAGCCTTGCTTCGCGCAATGCGCGCTCTTCCGTGTCGACCAGGCGCGGTTCGAACGCCGGCACCAATTCCCCCTCATCTGTCTTTCTGAATGCTGCCAGCACTACGAGCTTGCTCGTCGTCATGGAAAGCTTCTCCCTGATTTGCCGCTGTTTGCGGGTCTTTTTTCAGGTAGGTAGAGATAGCGCGCTTCAGATCGATTTGCCAGTTTCCGAAGTCGATCAGGCCGCTTGTGTTGAGGCGTTGATAGAGATCACTACGGACCTCCGCTACCATCGAATTTATCAATAAAATCAGCCATCTAGTTAGCTCGTGGGTGTGGCGCGGCGGCAACTTCTGGACAAATAGGCGTTGGCTTTCGGACACGAAAACAAAAGCGCACCGCCTATGCATGAGGCTCAGCTAGCTTGGCTTCAGCCTCTAACGATAATGTGGCGCGGCGGCACCTTCTGGACAAATCGGCACTAGCTTTCGGACACGGAAACAGCTCGATGTGGCGCGGCGCCACCTTTAGAACAAATCTGCACTAGCTTTGACACATTAAGACAAGTTGGGTCGCTACTCCGCTTCATGTTGAGGGGGTGACGATTTGATTTTCATCGACCTCAATTTCGCGCAAAACAACCCCGATCCTCTCATTCAAGAGAACGAGATTGTCTGTCACTGACATCATTGAACGTCGTGCATCCTCCTCATTCTGCGCAAAAATAGCCGCTGCCCCGATTCTGAGAACGCGAGGGCGAGTTGCCGCGTCTCTTCATCCTTTATGCGCACGCGTAAGCGCGAAAACGCCCCTTGCTCATTGGTAATTCCCTGGTTTACTTCTTCACCTAACAGGGACTTTCCCCATTGCTCAGAAGCTCGGAAGCTCATCACGTCGTGATGATGTGCTCTACCAAAGAACCGAGCTAGGCGGCTGACAACATCCTGAAACTCCAGCAGCGTAGCGTGCTGAAAGTCGAGCCGTCGTAGGCGCAGGCTGTCGCGTCGCTGCTCTTCACGACCAAGGCGTTCTCGCCGAAAGGCCCGCCGCTCGGCGAGGACATCGAAAACAACTTTGAGCGACGCACCGACGATCAGCGTAATGACCGGGAACCATACGTCAGGGCTGATGCCAAGCATGAGAATCTATTCCTTGTCTCGAAGGAGGGTGTGTGATGTGATGAACAGCAACCCGGACCATTTATGTTTCTGGTCAGTTCCCATTATGATTTCGTTGCCGGGAGCGGGCGTGATTCTTTCGGGTTCGGTGAACGAATGTGAAGACATGCTGACCGATTGTGACCTCAAGGTTTTTGCCGCCAGAGTGATTCCCTTCGAAAAACGACCGCCAGTAGGGACCGACGTTGCTTCCGCTGAGGCCCTTGCCGACGTTGTCCATTCCGCGGACTATCACGTATAAACCTGCGGCAAATTGAAGAATCGTTGCGGTGGACAGATCGCCTGTCGCCGATGCGTTTGATGTAAAAACATCGTAGGCAATTGCAACCCCGACGATCACCTCGAACAATCCATATGAGAGTTTAGCTCGTTCCCGCCAGAAATAGATAGCAATTCCGGAGATTAGAATTGTCGTGGCAACGGTGAACGCGTTGTATTCCGGGGGCCTTTCCAGGGCCAAGGTTACAAGCGGCATGCCCACAAGGAACGCGATGTAAGCAACGCCAACATTTAGCATCAGTCGGCCAAATGTCGCTCTCAGGGCCCACGCAATAGCATCTGAATAGGCCTTCGCGATCTGGAAGGTTTCTTCATTCCCTGCGTCTCCCCGAGAACTCACGCGTTCGGGATTCGACACTCGGGCGTCCTCGCCGGGCGCCAAAACCTCATCCGGAAATCCGATCAAGTAGAAGCGAGGTGCCGAGCTTCCAAGTGCCTGTCGGCAAAAAAGAACTTCAGGCCTTTGGTCCTTAACCCGATACGGCGAAACCTATTTGAACGGAAGAGGGGCGCTGGATGATTCCAGTATTTGCGCACCTCGCGTGACGAGGTGATCAACGTAAGCAGTCAGCTCTTTAGCACCTCGGCGATTAAATGGGTGTCTGATGAGGCTTTCAATGGTTGAGCGGCAGATAATGAGCCTTTGAGGTGGAAGCCGTGAAACACGGCGCGGTGCGTTCATAATCACACGTGCGCTTAGGACGAAATAATGTGGAGCAATGGGTTCTAAGAGCATTGGCCGACCTTGCAAAATGGGACGCAACCAAAGGTAAACACTCACTTTCAGATTGTCGATCTATCGACATAGGACGCGTCGGGCTTGTCGAGGGTTGGACGGCGTTGCAACCGCATCTCGCTTCGGAGCCAGCATCGACTGCACCCAAACTGGGCAGCCAATTATGCAATGTATCTAAACCCCTGCACGCTCCTGAAATGCCCACCATAGCCAGCTTTGATACGGCCAGCCGAGCGCGAAATCTTCTCCGCCTGCGGGCCTTGTTCGATCCGTAAAGCGAGGCCGAAACCTGCGCCCATAGCGGATGCCGGCGAAGGGCGTTCGCGAGACCAGGGTGCGAGGTGTTGACCAAGGTCGGCATCGGCCGGCTGTACGGATTGTCTCCGCGCCGCCACGAAGCGCAAACCCTATTCAAGAACCGCAGGCCGATGCCGGCGCCCTGCCAGTCCGGCATCACCACGAGGCGGCAAGCGCGGGCCTCCTTCAAGCCCGGCCGCGTTGACATCGCCACATGCGCGACGGGTTCACCGTCAACGAACCCGACATAACAGCGGGCCGCGATTGCTCGGGGCACCCTTAGATAATGATGCGGCTCAAAATATCGCCACCATTCCCAGCCGGTCTTGCGGATTTCCAACGTGATCTCCGGTCGTCGCCGAAGATACCTCCCGGTGAATGCACCCGTTGCGGTGTCGAGCACCCAATCCGGCTGAAGCCAGTCAATGATGTCGTAGTGGCACGAGAGCAGCACGGCGCGACCCTCGGTGCGCCGCCACGCCTTGCCGAAGGCCATGGCACCGATGCGCGCCACTTGCCGGTCAACGACACTCGTAAACTCGTCAATGACGATCTCGGCCGGCCGCTCACACAGTATGCGGGCTAGAGCCGCCCGGAACTGCTCGCCGTTGGAAAGAACGTGGTGCGGGCGCAACCAGCTCGGCACGGAACCGAGCCCCACGGCCGATAGGGCGGCCGTCACGTCATCGAACGGCAGCGCCGGCCCGATCGCGTCGACAAGCGGCAGGTCGGCGGGCCACGCGAAATCCGCGAACCGTTCGCGGCCGAAGAACTGCCGGCCGATGGAGGTCTTGCCGGAACCGGACGGGCCGACAACCAGGCCGAGGCTCCACGGCTCCTCTAACGGCAAGTCCACCTCCAGATTGAAGCGGTGGGCGTCCTCGATGTTGAACAGACTTCTAACGCGCGCCGCGCGGTAGCTGTCGAAGTCCGGAGATGAATGGGCAATGGCAATCCTCAC